GTTGGCGCGGGTCACACGAACAAAAAAATCGCACGGGCGTTATTTATTGAGCCATGTACGGTAAAAAACCATTTACGCAAAATATATATAAAGCTCGGGGTCACTAACCGCGTGAAGGCTTTGAGTGCTACAGGACGTTGAAACTGAGTAGTCAGTACCCGGCAATGATGCCGTGTTATGTAACACGATAGGCGAGAGATACTTGCAGCTCTCGTTGTAATGTCGCGGCAAGCTGGCAGTAAATATGAAATACGCAATTATCGCAGCAGCAGTTATTTGTTTTGGTTTTGCAACGTCAGCAATTGCCGACGGCGGTGGTAGCAATATCGCAAACGGTGGTACTGGGTATGGCGGGGCAGGTGGTGACGCAATGAGCCGGGCTAATTCAGAAGCCGCTGCAAATTCGCGCTCAACATCAGAAGCAAATTCGAGTTCGAGCCAATTACAGGGCCAATTGCAAGGGCAGATACAGGGCCAGATCGCAACGGGTGGTGCTCAACAGCAAACCGCAACTGGCGGTACTAACCAGAATTCTGGCAACCAGAGTACGAGCTTTAGCAGCACCAGCACAACATCGCACCAGGCACCTTCTGTCCAAATGTCCAGCATGTTTCCTACCGCACCTTGCCAGGCCGTCTTATCAGCGGGCTTCAGCTTTGTAGGGGCTGGTGGGGCCGCTGCTGGGTCAAGAACGCTCGACGAGTGTGAAAAGCGCGAAGCAGCTCGCATTGCAGCTGGCATAGGACAGGGTGCTATGGCACTCGAGATCATGTGCATGGGCGAATATGCCGCTAAAACCAGTCAATGTAAACAGTTTCAGCCACAAGTCGCAGCAGTTGCCGCAAAAGAAGAAGAGCCAATGTTAACGGCAGTACGCAGCCGCGACAGCATCGAAGTGAAAAGTATGCAGGGCTTTTAACGGTTGAAGTGGGAATAACTCTAAATTACCTGCTGGACGAATACTCGCTCAGTGGGAAAAGGATACCAAATGGCAACAAGAATGCGAAAGCACCACCAGGACGACTGCCGGGCCAAGATACAAGTATCGGCACTTATTACCCGGTTAACAAAGTTCGCTAATGGTGAGCTCACTGATGAGCAAGTCAGCCCGAATAGGTTGAACGCGATCAAGTTGTTACTTGCTAAAGCCATGCCAGATTTGAGCTCAGTTGAAATGCACTCGACGGTTGAGGGCGATATGAAGCACACAGTGACACTCACGGTTATACAGCCGAAGTAAATGGAAGTACGTGCAGGGGTCGCTGAGAAACTAGCGCCCTTACTTGCTGATACGCGCTACAAGGGTGCGTATGGTGGCCGGGGTGGTGCTAAGAGTCACTTCTTTGCTGAGCAACTACTCATTAAGTGCTTGAGTGGTGCCAGGGCGATTTGCATAAGAGAAGTGCAGATCAGTATTAAAGATTCGGTGCGGCAGCTTCTTGTGGACAAGATCACGAAGCTGGGGCTCGAGACACTCTTCACGATTCTGGATACTGAGATACGCGGGCCGAATGGCAGCTTCATCATCTTCAAGGGGATGCAGAGCTACAACGCGGCCAACATCAAAAGTTTGGAAGCATTCGATATCGCCTGGGTGGAAGAAGCGCAAACGCTCTCGCAATACTCACTCGATATGCTGCGGCCAACCCTGCGGAAAGAAGGCAGTGAGCTGTGGTTCAGTTGGAACCCGAGATACAAAACGGATCCAGTCGATAAGTTCTTTAGGAAGTTCCCGCCTGCGGATGCCATCAGTGTTTTTGTGAACTACGCGGATAACCCGTGGTTCCCCGAAGTGTTGCGGCGCGAAATGCTGCACGACTTTGAGATCGATGCGGACAAAGCAGAACACATTTGGAACGGTGCCTATGGTGCAGGCGAAGGGGCAATACTCGCACGCTATGTAAACCACGCTGAGCGTGAAGGCAGAATTAACGACACAGTTGAGTACGATCCTACCGGCAGCACTATTGAAGTCAGTAGCGATATTGGATTCAGAGATACCGCAGCCTGGTGGTACTGGCAGCGACGGCTCGGGGGATATTCGCTACTGGCGTATGAAGGTGGCAGCGGTTGGGACGCTGAAGATTGGATTCCGAGGATTGAGGATACGCTCAATGCTATCGGTGGTCGCCTGGGTAAAATCTGGCTACCGCATGACGCTAGGGCAAAAACATTCCAGTCGAAGCATTCAACGGTTGAGAAGTTTCTCGAAGCGTTCGGCTCGAACCGAGTGGACATTGTGCCGCTCACTAAGAAAGAACACCAGATTTCAGCAGCCCGCACCATCATTCAGAAATGCGAATTCCACAAGACTCGGTGCGAAGCCGGGCTCGATGGCCTGGGTGCCTGGGAATTCGAGTGGTCAGAAGAAAATAATATTTTTAGCCGTGAGCCACTGCATAACTGGGCTTCACATCCGTCTGATGCGTTCGCCTACGGCTGCCAGGTGATGCAACTACAAGATCCACCGAAACCGGCCGCACCCGCACTACGCGGCTTTATGGTTGGCGAACAAAATACAGTGACGCTCGACGAGCTCTGGGCCACCGCGCCCAAACAAACATCAAGGATATAAATGGACGAGGATGTAACTCAGGACGACGAATCTGGCCGTGCAGCGTATGCAGGCTGGGTTGATGCGATCACGGCGTATGAGAATGCGTTTAAGCAGTGGGAACAGCGCACTGTCAGGATCATTGATCGCTATCGTGATGAGAAAAGAAATCGTACCGGTATGGTCGGTACCAAGTTCAACATTCTTTGGGCGAACATCAACACGCTGGTGCCTGCGGTATTCTCGCGGCTGCCAAAACCCGATGTAAGCCGCCGCTACCGAGACAAGGATCCGGTTGGGCGCGTGGCTGCACTCATATTAGAGCGTGCACTTGAATTTGAAGTTGAGCACTACCCCGACTACCGGGCCAGTATGCGTAACTGTGTATACGATCGGTTTCTCGGTGGGCGCGGTGTGGCATGGATCCGTTACGAGCCGCACTTTCGAAACGCCGAAGGGTTGCCCGAAGATGGCCTGCAAATTACCGAAGATGCGGACGAAGCCGAAGAAAGGCCGGACGCGGACGAAGCGGGTGAATGCGAAGTCGTAGACTACGAATGTGCGCCGGTGGACTATGTGAATTGGCGAGATTTTGGGCATACCGTAGCACGCACCTGGGAAGAAGTCACCGCAGTATGGCGCAAGGTGTACATGGGCCGCGACGCGCTCATCGAGCGATTCGGTGAAGAACTCGGTGCCACGATACCGCTCGATACCCGTCCAGAAGATTTAAAGCGCAATAACAATAATTCGGGCGAAGGTGACTACCAGGCGCTCATTTTTGAGATTTGGGATAAGCGCACGAACAGTGCCATTTGGATCAGCAAGTCTTTGGGCAAGATCCTTGATGAAGTGGAAGATCCGCTTGAGCTGGAAAATTTCTTCCCGTGCCCAAAGCCACTCTTTGCCACGCTCACGAATGAAACCCTAGTGCCGGTGCCTGATTTCACGCTGTATCAAGATCAGGCGATGGAACTGGACACCTTATCAGATCGGATCAATGGCCTGATAAAAGCATTGCAGGTGAAGGGGGTTTATGACGCAGGCAGCCCAGAGCTCGCACGGTTATTTACCGAGGGTCAGAGCGGCACGTTATTACCGGTTAAGAACTGGTTATCGTTTGCCGAGAAGAAGGGCTTAGGTGGCACGATCGAGCTGATGGATATTCAGCCCATCGCCAGGACATTGACAGATTGTTACGCTGCAATGGAACAGGTTAAGCAGCAAGTGTACGAAATTACGGGCTTAACCGACATTATGCGCGGGGCAACAGAAGCCGGTGAGACGGCGACAGCACAGCGCTTAAAAGGCGCTTTTGGTACGTTAAGGCTGAAAGGAATGCAGAACGAGGTGGTGCAATTCGCGACCGAAATTCTACAAATTAAAGCGCAGATCATGTGCTCACTCTTCCAGCCCGAAACGCTACTCGCGATCGGTGGTGCTCAGCAGCTCTCAGAAGAAGATCAGCAATACATACCGCAAGCGCTGCAATTGCTCAAAGATGAGCCGCTACGTAACTTCAGAATCGAAGTAACGTCCGATTCAATGGTGAGCATGGACGAGAACCAAGAAAAAGCCGATCGGATGGAATTCTTAACGGCCACCGGTGCATTCTTAAAAGAAGCGTTCCCGATCATCTCAGCAGCACCCGAGAGTGGGGCACTACTCATCGAGATGCTGAAATTCGGCGTTACGGCATTCAAAGTCGGCAAATCAATTGAAGGCCAATTTGATGCGGCACTCGATCAACTGCGGGAACAAGCGAAGCAGCCGAAGCAGCAGGCACCTGATCCCGAGATGATGAAGATTCAAGCCGAGTCGCAAGCACGCCAGGCTGAGATGCAAATGAAGGCTCAATTGGATATGGCGCACGTGCAAGCACAAATGCAGCTCGAGCAACACAAGCAGCAAGTACAGCAGCAGCAGGCGGTGGCCGAGTCGCAAGTGGAATCACAGCGTAATGCACTAGACGCTCAGCACGCATCGCAGCTCGAAGCGTTAAAGGCGCAGTACCAAGCGCAAGCGGACGAAGCAGGCCGCCAGGTGGATCTACTCATCGCGCAAATGAATAACGACACGAAAATTCTGATCGCGCAGCAAAAACAACCTAAACAACCTTCTCTATTTTAGGATAAAAAATGACACCAATTTTTGTACCGATGGGGCTCACGCAGAGTGCGGCTGTGAGTACGGTTGCAACGCTCACGATCGCCGCATACGGCCAGGCTCAAACGATCCGGCTCACGAATATCGGCACGCAAACAATTTATGTATTGTTTAACGATCTAATAAATACGGCAACGTCAGCAAATGCCATGCCGCTATTAGCGAACACGGTTGAAGTGTTTACCGTGGGGGCTGATGCAAATGGTGGCGTCACCATTCAGCACGTTACAGCGCTGGGTGCTGCCGGTTCGACTTTGTACGTCACCTGTGGGATAGGTAACTAATATGACACTACGAGCCGTAGCGGGTGGATCAGGGTCAACAGCCGGTGGTGTAGGCGCAATTAGTACGCCGACGAGCGTAATGTGGCTGGGCGATAGTATCTCATCTAACGGGCAACAAAATGCTGTGGTTACGCTTGATGGTGGAGCGTGGTCTCTAACTTTTCCGACACTTACAAACATCAACGCGCTTGGCTTATTTGTACGAACCGTCAACTCACAATGGCCTAGTCCGGCTGGTAATGGGTCACTCACATGGACGGCGGCAAATAAATCTTTTAAATGGAAAACTTTTGGTGACACCTACGGCCCAGAAGTAGTCATTTCCAGATCTGGAATATTTAGGTTAGAAAGTGGCACGGCGGGTGGTGCGCTGATAATTTCAGTGATTAATCGAGTGAGTTATTTACCGGCGGTTGATGCCACTGATACGGTAGTTCCCGGCACGACTCTATACGCCTTTCCATCATCTGGCGGCGCATCATTTACTGGCTGGACGGAACTCCTTTTAAATTGTCCATTTGGAACATCTTTAAATTATGCAATATCAGGGATGACTGCTGTTGAGGGTTTAACGATGTCTCCTCAATGGGAATCGGTTTATTCAGATATTACAAACATTCATATTGGCACTAACGATGTCACAGATATTGCACTTGCTGGTCTTGCAATAGCGGCAATACGAGCAATGATTGCAAAGCGTAAACTCATTGGGTCGAAATGTATTGTCTGGACGTTGTTACCCTACAATGCTCGCTCAACTGATGCCAGTAAGGCAGTGCAATATTTTAATTTGAAATTACGTCAAGTGGGTATTGACGACAAGGTGGATATCGTTGACGTTTGGAAGTATGTAGCGAATCCAGATACATCAGTAGCATGGTCTACCACTCCGGCGATGTTATCGGGCGATGGACTGCACCCAAGTTTTTTGGGTAGTTACATTATGGCAAAACGCGGTGGATTCAATGCGTTTTCAAAATATGTTCAGCAATGTTTAGTCAGCACACCAGTTGCAGTTGCCTATGATGCAACACTTGCGCCGACTGGGAATTTGATAACCAACCCAACCCTGACAGGTACGACAGGTACAAAAGGTGGTGCATACGCAACGGGTGATGTGCCGACGAGTTGGACTGTCACGCGGGCGGTAGGGTCAGTCGCAACGGTTGTTTGCGTATCTACTGATGGCGGTACTGTACCGCGCACGGATACGGGTCAAGGGCACTGGTTTCAGATGAACATTAGCAATGCGGGCGGGGTCGATGGCGAACAAATTATGTTGCGGGGTACGAGTTTTTTAGCGGGTGCAATGATCCCAGAAGTTGGGTCATCTTACGTTTTTGAGGGTGAATGCCAAGTTAAAGTTACCGGAGGCACTGGGTTGTCTGGGTTTAATGTAAATTTCTATTTTGCGCAAGGCAATTCGTATGCCGTTTATATGGCGAGTACTACAACGGCTGGACTTGGAACAATAGATGGTGACACTGTATACATCCCATTCAAGTCGCGGCCATTTAAAATTCCAGCGGGATTGACAAATTTTAATGTGAGTATTTTTGCATCTTTATTAGCTGGTGCGGCGTGTACTGTGAATGTGGGTCAGACGTTAAACCTTCACAAGGTACTATAAAAATGGAAATTATATCTGGGCCATTAGAGCCGCCACTGTATACGTCTTGGGATAAATTACCGATTGCCAATTCCTTGCGAACGGGCTTTAGAGTTTTTGTACCTGACGTAGGTACGCCCGGAAGTTTCTGGTACTCGAACGGCATTGAGTGGTCGCCGATCAGCGGCACGGTAATGCTGGCAATGTCGGCAGTTCCAGTCATTGCAGTATCGAGCGGTACTGCCAATACAGCCGGGGTTATTACACCTACTACACCGATCACTTCGGCTGGTTATAGTTACCCCATGACATCTTGGGTGCGGCTGCCTGCGGGCGTGGTTACGAATGGCTTGGGTGCTGGACTAGCCGGAATGTTTCTGGGTGTATGGTCGAGCGCAGCTTCATGCCAGATCAAGGTGAATTATTACGATCCAACGGTTTCATTTATTCCAACGCTGGAAGATGCTGGTATTAACGCGACAACGAACTCTGGTGCATACGCGCAAGCGACAATAGAGATCACAATGATGAGTTACACCCTACCCGCGAATTTGATGGGGCGAACTGGATCAATTGAAGTAGATGATTCTTGGGCATTTAGCGGCACATCCGCTTCAAAAACATATCGGGAAAAATTAGGAACGCTTGTGATCGGTGAGAATACGCAAAAGAAATCAGACAATTTGGCATGTTCCCGACACGCGCTGGTGACGAATCGTGGCGTAGTGAATTTGCAAACCGTAGGGCCGTATATGCCTACTTACTCAGGTTACGCCGAAGCCGCGAATATAAGCGGCACTATTAATACGGCAGTGGCAACCCTAGTATCTATAACAGGTAGATGCAGCACTGCGCCCAATAATAATTTTATGATTCTCGAATCCTTTGCGATTCATTTACACCGATGAGAACGCGTTGGGTACAGATCAATGGTGAGCTGGTATTAGCGGGTACCGATGCGAGTAACGGCGGGTATGTAATGAACGATATAACGCCGTATCAGTCGCAGATTGATGGGTCAATGATCACTTCCCGCAGCCACCACCGCGAGCACCTAAAGCGCCACGGCTGCATTGAAGTGGGTAATGAAAAGATCGAGCACCGTGCGCCTACGATTGCGCCAGGGCTCAAAGAAGAAGTAGCGCGAAGAGTGTACGAAAATTTACGATATTCATAGGAGAAGATAATGGCATTAGCAGAAGAATTGATGGGCGTAGGCATTAGTGCTGAAGCCGCTAAGAAGATACCAAACGGCGGGGTGGCAGCCGTAACAGCAACCGGTTCGAGCACCCTGGCGACTGCGGTTGAAATTAAAGCGGGCATAAACCGCATTACTGGGGCGGATGGCGTGCGGCTACCAAATACGAATGCCGGATCGTCATGCGTTCTCGTAAATGACACAGGTTCAACCATTAAAGTATGGCCGCCCGCCGGTGGGGCGATCCAGGTTGCAGGCACCAGTTTCGGCCTAGCCGTTGTGGGTACCGCGTACTCGCTCACCACTTTTGCAACGTGTGAATTTATTTGTGTTGTTTCGGGTGCGGCCAGTTTATGGGCGATTCGCAAGTCAGCATAAAGTTTTAACCTAACACCGTACCAGCCCGCTTCAGGCGGGTTTTTTTTCGCCCAAAATTTAAGGTACACATGGAAAACGAGCAAATTACTTTGCGCGAAACTCTGGAACAAAGTTTTGATGCAGCAGAAGCGGTACCGGTTGCCGAGCCCGAAGTTCGTGAAGCGCGTGATGATCAAGGACGGTTCGCAGCGAAGGTGGTGGACGAGCCTGAGCCGGTAGTCGAAGCAGTCCCCAGGCCCACCACGTGGAAGAAAGAATTTCTACCGCTGTGGGACAAGCTAAACGATGGTGTGGCGCTCACGCCCGAAGAGAGCAAGAAGGTGGCTGAATATTCTGGCCTGCAACGCGAAAAAGAATTCGCCAATGGCGTATCAACCTACAAAGCCGAAGCGGTGGCAGCACGCGATTTACAAAGTGCGATCGAGCCATTTCTGCCGCAATTGCAAAAGCACAATATCCGGCCCACTGAGTGGATCGGAAACTTAGGCCGGGCTCATGAAATGCTGGCATTAGGTTCGGCCGAGCAAAAGCTGCAAATGTTCTCGCACCTGGCGAAAGAGTATGGAATTCCGCTTGCAGCTCTGGGCGGCTCATACGAAGGCCAGCAAATTGATCCAGTGGTACCGCAGCTCATGGAACAGATCCAGCGGCTCTCAGGACAAGTGAATAACGTAACAAGCTGGCGCGATCAGCAAGAACAAATCGCAATTCAGGCGCAGCTCGCGCCGTTTGCGGATGTAAAGAAGTACCCGCATTACGAACAGGTTAGGGGTGACATGGCTCTATTACTAGAAACCGGTAAAGCCCCTGATCTGGAATCGGCTTATAAAAAAGCGTTACGACTGAATGATGAAGTGTGGGATGCCGAGCAAGAGCGTCAAGCTCAAGTGCGTGCAACTGCACCGATCGCGGCCGCCGCTCAAGCCAAGCGCCACGCTGTGCAAACGAAAACCTCTACCCCAAGAGGGACTACGAGCACCGGGGCAAAAGATAGGCTTAGCACTCTACATGATGCGTTTGAAGCATTAGAGAGCGGCCGCGTTTAACTTTTAATTAAATTAAGGAGCACAAAAATGGCTTTCGCCAATTCAGCGATAACCGACATTATCGCAACAACAATACAAAGCAGATCAGGCCAGTTAGCAGATAACTTGACTGAAAACTCAGCACTACTCAAGCGTCTTAAAAGCCGTTCGAATGTAAAACCATTCAGTGGTGGTAATGTGATTCTTGAAGAAATTATGTACAACGACACCACGACTAATAATGCAAATTCTTATAGTGGCTACGAAACCATCAACATCAGCCCAGATAGCCCGATCAGCTCAGCACAATTCAACATTGTGCAATATGCTGACAGCGTAACCATCAATGGCCTGGAAATGCTGCAAAACAGCAGCAAAGAAGCGATCATTGATTTGCTCGACGGCCGTATGAAAGTGGCTGAAGCTCGCCTTACCAACCGGATCGACACCGACTGCTATACGGACGGCACAGGAAACGGCGGAAAAAACATCACCGGATTGGCGGCAATGGTTTCAGATTCACCCACAGGCACCTACGGTGGAATTGATCGCAGCACCTGGGCATTCTGGGCAAACAAGGTGTACTCCGGTGTAACCAACGGTGGTGCAACTGTTTCGGCTGCGAACATTCAAGCCTACATGACGGCACTCTCGCTGCAACTGGTGCGGAATACCGACAAGGCTGATTTGATCATTGCAGATACCGCCTACTACTCACTGTATGTTAATTCACTGCAAGCAATTCAGCGCATTGCATCCGAAGAAACTGCCGGTGCGGGTTTTGCGTCATTGAAATTCTACGGCGGCGGCACTTCTGCTGATGTTGTACTGGGCGGCGGTAACGGCTCACACGCAACAGCGAATCATATGTGGTTCTTGAACACCAATTATATGTTCTTGCGTCCACATCGTGATCGTAATTTCGTGCCAATTGGTGGTGAGCGCCAGGCCGTCAATCAAGACGCGATCGTAAAATTATTTGGTTTTGCTGGAAATTTAACTTGCAGCAACGCATCGCTGCAAGGCGTTCTTAAAGCATAAGGAGAATATAAAATGGCTTTTAAAATTACAGATCCACAAATGTCAGGGCTGCTGCCGATTGGCAACATCGACACAGGTACGCTTCCCCCAAATGGTGCCACCGCAGCCGTCACATCCCCGATGTTCCCAGGGATGATCGTGCAGGGTGTTGATCCTGTTTTTGGTGCTGGTGAGTTTATTCTGCTGGCGGGTGTTGCTAATACACTGGTGGGCTCGGTTGTTTCTTACAACTTGGCTACTTTTGTAACCGCACTTTGCGCGGCAACTGCTGCATTACCTGTGCCGATCGCCGTTGCGATGAGTGCCAACACCAGCGCTACCAACTGGGCATGGTATCAAATCTCAGGTGTTGCAACGTGTGTGAAGGCGGCTGCGTCAAAAGTAACCACCGGTGCAGCGGTTGGAATACAAACCGCAGGTAAGATCAACGGAACAAAAACAGGGCTGGAAGTACAAGGTGCGATTGCTGTTTCTATTCTCTCGAGCGCAACCGTAACAATCGGCACTGTGATGTTGACTAGGCCACACAAACAAGGCCGAATCACTTAAGGCTTTGCGTAGCCGCTCTGTGAAAGCGGGGTGGCTGCGAAGCGTCTTTATGAAGCTCTCAGATAACAATTTAGTTGTACAGAATCCACAAGCGCAGCACCCGTTAGAGCTGCAAGTTCATTCGAAAGTGGCGCTGCTGTCCGATCTGGCCCAGGCTAATTTTGCAGCGAACAATGAGCGACATTGTGAGTGGGTGAATGCGATACCCCCCCACGACAGAGTGGCGGCGCTATGCGGTTCTGGATCCAGTCTCAAAGATACCCGAGCGGACATTGTTGGCGACATTTTTGCATTGAATGGGGCCGCGAATTACCTGTGGGCACGGGGTTTGAGCATTCCGTACCAGGTGGTACTCGATCCTAACCATTTCATCGCTGAATATTACTGCGAATTTGCCGAAACCCATTTAGCGGCCAGTACAGCCCCTACAGCGTATTTTGAGCGCTCGGGTAACGTAATGCTATGGCAGCCCGATATTAAGTGGGTAGAAACCGCCCTGGTGGACAGCCCAAAAGAATTCACCTATATCGGCGGCGGGATTTCGGTCGGGGTGTACGCCCTGGCACTGGCCTACGCACTGGGCTACAGAACGATTCATTGCTACGGTTACGACTCGAGTTATAGCGGCGACAGCTACTACGCATCCGGGCGCGGGGTCGATGATGGGCAGCTTCTTTGCACGATCACCCACGACGGCCGCGACTATCCCACCAACATGAACATGAAAGAGCAAGTTACCGCCTTCATGTACTGCGCTAAATTGCTCATAAAAGAAGGTGCCGAGATTCATGTGCATGGCACCGGCTTACTGCCGGATGTGTTTAACAGTTTTTACGCGAGTGGCCGCGCCTGTCCACACTCAACTACTTGAGGTATTAAATGATCGCTTCAGATATGAACAACCCGAATTTTGCGGGCGCAATGAACCCAGATCGCAACTTAACCTGTGAGTTCTACAGCAGGCCGGTTAGAAACGACTTTTTAAGTGAAAAAGAAGGGCGGCCGATATTTGCCGACTGCGACTTTTGCAGAATATTCATCCCTGGTAACAATTTGAGCGTGATCGACACGTATGCACGCCAGGATCAAAAAGAGCGCTTCCCGCGTGAGTGGGCGAATTATCAGAATACACAGCAGGGCATCGCGCAGCAAACCGGCACCCCACTGGATAAGTGGTCGCTGATAACTCTGGCGCAAGCTGAAGAATTCAAATACATGAAGTTCACCACCGTCGAATCCATTGCCAACGCTTCAGATTCGCAGTTGCAAGGTATCGGCATGAAAGCCGGTATGGCACCGTATGCGCTGCGTGATCGCGCTCGGCACTTCTTGGCAGCGTTCGGTGCTGAGACGGAATCAGCGGCAGAATTGGACGAGAAGAAAATGCTGCGCGAAACAATTGAAAAAATGCAGGCGCAAATTAACGCACTATCGGCGCGTAGCCCAGGGCGGCCCCGAAAAAGTGAAACTATAGAGGCGTAAAAAATGGCAACAATGTTGCAGCTCATTCAGCAGTCAACCGGTGAACTCGGGTTAGTGATCCCCACCTATGTGGCCGGGAATAACACGCAAGATACCATTCAACAGTTTTCACTGTTAAATGCGGCGGGCTATGAGCTGCAACGCCAGTACGACTGGCAGGCCATGAATGTGGAATATCGCACCACCACGCAATTCGTAACAACCACCGGCACAACAACGGACGGCTCAACGACGCTTACCGATATTGTAGATACCACCGGGCTCGATGCAACGTATTCGATCATTGGCACCGGGATCCACCAGGATACCTACGTGTCCACTCTGGACGCACCTGGCCCCACCGGCCAAGTTACGATGACGCAGGCGGCAAATGCTACCGGATCCACTACGCTGAATTTCTGCAAAACAAAATACACATACCCCGCAGGCTACGACAGAACCATTGATAAAACTCAATGGGTAAAAAGTTCTCATTGGGAAATGCTCGGGCCACAGACGGCACAACAATGGCAGTGGCTAAAGAGTGGATTTATCTCAACCGGCCCACGGATGCGCTTTCGCCCAGTCGGGGGCTATTTGCAGATCTGGCCGCCAACTGCTTCAGCGCAATATATCGGCTTTGAATACATCTCAAACTTTTGGGTAACGGATGTTGCCGGGCAGCCGAAGGCGAGTTTTACGGCTGATACCGATACGTCGATATTCCCAGATCGGTTACTCGTCATGGGACTGAAGCTCAAATATTTCGAGATCAAAGGATTTGATACCACGACACTACGCCGCGACTACACCATGCAGCTCGACATTGCGAAGGCGAACGATTCCGGCAGCTTAACGCTATCGCTGAACCCAAGCATCTCGCAAACGCTCATTGGTTGGGGCCAGATACCTGATAGCGGCTACGGGGTTTAAGTGGGCGCTAATAGTGCTATAGCTAACGCGCTACGAGCTGATCAGAGAGTGTACGGTTATGAAATTCGTAAGCCGTTATCTGATGAAGATAGGTATTTTAAAGAGAATCCAAACGTATCTGGAATGGCTGCGGATGATGGAAAAATAATATTAAACGCATATAGCAAATTAACCCCAGAAGAGCGCAATAGTGTTGCAAGAAATGAAGCAGCAAGGCTGTATATGCGTGAAACCGGGATGAAATTCAATTTTCCAGTGCCACAAATAGATCAAGCACCATTTAAGGGCTCGGTTTATGCAGATCCTAAAAATCTACATCATTTGCAGTCAACGGTAGTCGCTCGAATTATTGCGGGCGATCCGTCGGTAGGTACGGCTACCACAGAGCAAATTACGGCCGCCGATAAAATTAGATCCGCATTATCAGAACGAGAAATGCCACAACTATCGAACCGTGTGGCTTCAACACTCAGACAAGCCCAGTACGGCACGCGCAGCGACGGCACGCCTAAAGGGGCTGGATTTTTCGGTGAGCTCAATAACCCGAATGGATCGGTATCAACCGAGCTCTCAACTGAGGGCGGCGCACTTATGCCTAACGCAAGTATTCCACTGTTGGCACCTGGGCTCACGGCCGAGCAAGTAATGTCGTTGCAGTCAGGCAGTAGGCCGACGAATGCAATGTATCAAAACGCACAGCAAAATGATTTTAAACGGTTGCAACAAGGACTGCCTGCATACGCTGTGCCTGGCGAAATGGCCCCTTATCCTAGCGGGTACACAAACGGTTTAATGAGGCTGAATAAATGAGAGGCCCATCAGTATCAAACAGTATTCCGTCACCCGTCGGCGGCTGGAACGCACGAGACAGTTTAGGCGCGATGCCTGCCACCGATGCGGTGAAGCTGGAAAATTGGTACCCGAACACCACCGATTTGCAACTGCGGCTCGGGCACACACAGTACGCAACAGGGCTGGATGGTCAATGCGAAACGCTGATTTCGTTTTCGGGTGGTGCTGCGGTAAAGCTATTTGGCATTACGGATACTGGCAAAATTTATGATGTAAGCGCGGGTGGTGCAGTGGGCGCACCGATGGCACCGACTGATTCGGTACCGTTAGGAAATGGCCGCTGCCAATACGTGAATATGTCCACCGCAGCGGGCAATTTTATTCGCATGGTGAATGGGGAAGATAAGAGCTTAACCTACAGCTCTGTGGACGGCTTGTGGCACGAAGAAAGTGAAGGTGCGCCGTATGAAATTACAGGTTCGTTAGCCACACCTTTGGACACATCAACCTGTATTGATGTTGAGCTCTTTAAATTTCGGATGTGGTTCGTTCAAGAAAATACGTTAACGGCTTGGTATTTACCTACCGCCGCCGTGGGGGGCGCGGCTACCCCGTTTTACCTGCAAGGCATTTTCACCGAAGGCGGCAATATTGTCGCAATGGCAACCTGGACGGTGGATGCAGGCTATGGCGTAGATGATCTGTTGGTATTTGTATCATCTCGCGGGCAAGTCGTGGTGTACAAAGGCACCGATCCCGCAAGTGCAGCAACCTGGGCGCTGGTAGGTATTTGGCGCGTCGGTGCACCGGTGGGCCGTCGCTGCTTAGTGAAATGGGCGGGTGATTTACTCATCATTTGCCAGGACGGGTTGTATCCATTATCCGGCGCTCTACAGAGTAGCCGAGTTCAACCGCGTGTAGCGCTCACCCAAAAAATTCAATATGCAATGTCCACCGCCGTTTCGCTGTATGGCGCGAATTTCGGCTGGCAAACATTTTCATATCCAAAAGATAATATGCTGATCTTAAACGTGCCGGTGGCTGAAGGTACGCGGCAACAACAGTATGTAATGAATACCATTACTAAATCATGGTGTAAATTTACCGGCTGGAATGCGAATTGCTGGGAACTGTTTAACGACGATCCGTACTTTGGTGGTGATGGGTTCGTTGGAAAAGCGTGGGATACGTTGAGTGATGCCGGTGTGAACATTCAAAGCGACTGCCAGCAGGCGTTTAACTATTTCCGTGCACCAGGGAAATTGAAGCGCTGGACAATGATCCGGCCTGTGTTTTTGAGTAACGGACTGCCGACGATTTACGCCGCCGTCAATATTGATTTTAGCGATGCGATCCCTGCAACGCCGTTATCGTACACCCCCACATCTGTCGCGGCATGGGACGTAGATGTATGGGATGTCGGCGCATGGGGTGGTGATTTAACGCCGCTGTACCAGTGGCAAAGTGTAACCGGTGTTGGATACTGCGCGGCGCTACGACTGCAAAGTGCGTCCCAGGGCATTCAAGTGCGTTGGATCAGCACGGACTATGTGTGGGAAACGGGGGCCATTCTTTGATCGTATATGGCGATGCTGTTTGCCATTTTGTTACACGTGAAACCGGTGGGGAATATTTCGCAGGCAGTGGGCAGGGAATCGGGATCGAGCGCGATGGTGAAATCGTGTGCGGCGTGTTGTTTGAGAATTACAACGGGCGCTCAGTACAGATTCATGTCGCGGTGAAGCGGGGAAGCAGAATGACAAAAGAGTGGTTACGCACACTCTTTCGCTATGCGTTTTGTGAACTAAAAGTGAACAAAATTATCGGTGTCGTCGATAGTACAAATCCGGCGGCATTGAATTTTGATCGGCATATCGGATTTAAGGATGAAGCGGTAATAGAAGGTGCGGGTCGCTACGGCGATCTTATATTGCTGAGCATGACAAAAAATAACTGTAAATATTTGGGGAATTAATATGGGTAAGAGTAAAGCGCCACCGGCACCAGACTACGCAGCCCAGGCAAACGCCACCGCAGCGGGTAATTTGGAAATGGCGAGAGCGCAGGCAATGGCGAATCGTGTAAACACCTACACGCCCTACGGTTCGTTAACCTACACAAACCCTGATACGAGCAAACCGGATGCCTGGAATTCCTACGTGAATTTAGCACCCGAGCAAAAAGCGTTACTCGATCAGCAAAATATAACGAGCCAGAAATTGGCGAATATGACGGATTCAGTCACGGGTAAAGTGGGTACGGCAATGGATCAAGCATTACCGGATGCCTATGATCCAGCACTTGCAACAAACAACGCCGCAGCACTCATTAATACCCGGCTGGCACCACAGCAGGCACGAGAAACCGGCTACCTTGATTCCCAGTTAGCGAACCAGGGAATCATGCCAGGCAGTGAAGCCTACAACACGGCCAAAACTTTGCAGCAGCAGGGATTCAATGACGCGAAAGTACAGGCCGAATTAGCGGGTATTAACACCGGCCAACAGCAACAAGCTCAGACGTATAACCAGGCGATGGGTAACATTAATATGCCGATGAACCAGTTGAACGCATTACGCACCGGCTCTCAAGTTACCAACCCAACATTCGCAAACGCGCCCGCGCAGGGCATGACGGCTGGCCCTGATTTACTCGGTGCTGCGAATCAGCAGTACAACGCTCAAATGAATGCGGTAAATGCCGATAACGCAAACTCGTCAAATATGTGGGGTGGGTTGATGAGCTTGGGCGGCATGGGAATGATGGCATTTTGAAAGTGTTGCAGTTTAGTGGTGGGAAGGATTCGCTTGCGTGTTTGTTGTTACTGAAAGATCAGTTACATGACATAACCGTCGTATGGGCTGATTCGGGCGACGCATTCCCAGAGACGCATGAGCAAATGCAAATGGTGCGGGCGATGTGCCCAAATTTTGTAGTAGCCCAGGGCGATGCGAAAGCGGTAATTGAAAAGTTCGGTTATCCCACGGATCTGCTGCCAGTATCAAACCACTCTCAAGTAATGCAATTATCATCACAGGATAAGTTGCCGCTACAGGGCTATTTAGAATGTTGCGTACGCAGTTTTTTAGAGCCGATGCACAAGAAAACGCTCGAGCTCGGTGCCACGATGATCATTCGCGGACAGAAAGCCTGCGACAAAAAGAAAGCACCTATTAAGTCGGGTGATGTTGTCAATGGGATCGCCTACTGGTTCCCACTTGAGCACTGGACGGATGAACAGGTGATGGAATACGTAGAAGGTAGCCCGCTGCTGCCACTGCATTACGCTACCGCAAACACCAGTTTGGACTGTATGCACTGCACTGCGTATTTATCAGATAACGCCTGGAAGCTGCCCTATTTAAAGCGCAACCATCCAACGGTTGCCACCGAAGTGCTACACCGTTTAAATGAAATAAACGACGAAATAGAATCCGAATACAAAAACTTAAAAAGGGTGCTGAATGGATAACGCAGATCCGAGATTGCTCGCAATGTTGCGGCAACAAAATGTAGAGCAACCGCAGGGCAATTCAAATGCCGCACCAGACTACCTCACAGGTGATGCAACCCAGGGGAACACGCAGCAGTTTTATCCGCAGCCTCTCGCGCCTCTAGAAAAGTATGTTCCACCCAAAAGCCCGTTTGATATTTTGAACGGCATGGGTACGCAGTCGGCAATGGGTCAGTCGATGATGGATAACAATGCAATTGCACAAGGCGGCAAAGCGGCTGATTCAAGTCAAGGCTACGGCGCAATGGGTCGCGGGCTTAACTCGGCGGGCGGCGCAATAGGTGGCGCATTGAAGGGCGGCCTTGAGAGCGTATACGGCGGCATGGGGCAAGCATTTACCGGATTGGTTGCATTCTAAGGATAGAAAAATGGCTGATGATCTTTTGAACAATGGGCTATTCGGCGGGATCAACCCACGGCTGCTTGGCATATTGGCGAACACGAATTCATCCGTGCAGAACAACATGGCACCGGCGTATATGCAGCAAGGGCCAGATCTCGGACTCGCGCAAAGTGAAGCGTTTAATAAACAAATGCTCGCGCAAAGTTTACGCAATTCCGCATTCGGCGCAACCGAAGGTGGGCGCATGGTGGGGCCGTATTACGCCGCACCGAGCTGGTCGCAGCACTTAGCAAAATTGGGCGGGGTGTTTGCGGGCGAAGCAATATCAAAACGCGGCATGGAAGAGTATACAAAAGCAAAGCAGGCCAACCAGCAAGCGCAAGAGGCTCAGCGGCAAGCCGAAACGGCGCAGCTCATGAGAGCGTTACGCGGTGAGCCTGGCGTGCAAGCACCGCCCGATAGTTTGGGTGGTGGGCCGTCAATGCCTGCGGTGGCACCGGACATGAACCGTGCGAATGAATTGCTGGTGAACTCACAGGATCCGCAGCTACGCGCACTCGGTATGGCGCGGCTCATGCCTAAACCGGCTGAGCCGTATACATTGAGCGCCGATCAAAAAAGATTCGGCGGCAACAATGAAGTGCTGGCCTCTAATACTGGCCCGGTGGACTACAACAAGCCATTCTTGCCGGATGGTAGTCCGAATCCAGGCTATCAGAAGTATGAAATAGAAAAGAGTAAAGCGGGTCGCACCAGTGTGAGCACGAACGTGAATACGTTTGAGCCATTCAGTAATAAATTGAAAGGTGAAGCCGCTGTGGGTTTACAAAAAAGTTTTGAGACACTGCAAAACATCCCGCAAACAATTAAAGCGCTCGATACCGCAAAAGAATATCTGGATAAGTCGGGTGGGTTCGTGGGTAGTGGTGGCAATGTTAAATTAGGGCTCGCTAAATTCTTTAATAACAACTTTGGTACGAAGATCAACCCCGAAGGGGTGGCGAATACCGAAGCGTTACAGTCAGCGTTGTTTTATAACGTGATGGATAACTTGAAAAAGATGGATGCGTCGCCGTCACAGCAACAGCAGCAAATCATGCAAGATGCGTTTGGACGGATCACAACAGATCCGGCAGCGTTGCCGCTGATCTTAGACTTTTATCGTAACCAGGTAATGTCAAAAGCCACCGAGCATAACCGCCGTGTGGATGAAGTTATTGCAAACCCAGAAATGGGGAAAGGTACATTCGCCTACGACATTCATGTGAAGGTGCCGCCCAGTTTTAATAAACGCACGGGCGGTTTTAAATTCTTAGGATATGAATAATGCCAATAGCCAGAATTCAGCTTCCTGATGGGCGCATAGGAAGATTTGAGGTTCCTGACGGCACTACACCGGAAGCCGCTCAAGCGATGGCTGAAGCTCACATGAGTGAGCAAGCGCCGCAGGCACCGAGCGTGCCACAGGCTGAGAATGTGCCACAAGCGGGTGCGCCGTCGCTGCAAGATAAGGTGCTGGGATCGCCTATTGGTAGAACACTGCGCGGCGCATTACTTGATCCAGTGGATGCCGGTGCTCAATTACTGCCGCGTGGGCTTGAGTTCGCAACCTCACTCGGTGGCCTGGCGCAGAATCCTGTGTCCGACTATTTCGGTGGCGAAGCGAAGCGAGTCGATGAAATTAATAAGTATCGCAATGATGCGTTTGAGTCGGCACGACAACGCACTGGGCAGAGCGGTATTGATGCTTATCGGCTTGCTGGCAATGTAGTGAGCCCGGCCAATAAAGCCATGCTCGCGCTCACGCCTATGACGAGCGCCACCACACTCGGCAGAATCGGGCAGGGCGCACTCGCGGGTGGCGTGGGTGCTGGACTACTCTCACCCGTGAACGCACCGAGTGATGAGTACGCACGAATTAAATCAACACAAGTGGGCCTGGGCGCTGTTACCGGTGGGGTACTCGCACCGATACTCGGCAAAGTAGTTGATAAGGTAGTGGCTAAATGGGCACCCCGTTACGGCCAGGCACCGGCACAAGTCGAAGCGCAAGCAGCAGCGGATGCCACAGCGCAAGTGCAGCAAGCGATGAAAGACACCGGCCAGGACATTGCTGACTTGCCGCAAAGCTATGTGCAGGGGCTTCAAAAGCAAGTCGCTGATGCGCTCAAAAAAGGTAGGCGGCTCGATCCGGCTGCCATGCTACGCCAGCAAGATTTTAACGAGCTCGGACTACCGGCAACACGCGGCCAGATCACACGTGATCCGTCGCAGTTTGCACTCGAGCGGAATCTAAGAGCGACAGAACAGGGCAAGGATTTACTCAGCCGCTTTGATTTTCAAAACCGCCAATTGCAAAACGTGGGCCAGAAGTGGGCCGATGGTTCAACTTCACCCTACCAGGCAGGCCAGGGCGTTATCGCTGCGCTCAAAAATGCGGATGACACCGCGAACGCGACGGTATCAAGTGCCTATAGCGCAGCTCGGGATCATGCAGGGCGTGCGGCGGCAATGGATGTACACACATTCAGCACGAATGCTAATGCTGCGCTGGATAGCGAAATGTTAAATGGTGTGCTGCCACCGGCGGCCAGATCCATATTAAATGACATTACGCTCGGCAAGATACCGTTGAACGTCAACACCGCCACGCAAATTGATAGAACATTATCCATGATGCAGCGGGGGGCACCAAAAGCTGAAGGGTACGCAATTGGCAAAGTGCGCGATGCCCTGAACTCGGCACCGATCGCAAGTGATGCGGGTACCGAAGCGAAGGCTGCTTTTGATGCAGCGCGTGGATTGGCTCGTCAACGATTTGCCGGGCTTGAGCAAATGCCAGCACTGGGTGCGGTGAGTGAAGGCGCTGCCGTACCGGATAATTTCATTCAAAAGTATGTGCTCAATGGCCGTGTTGATGAGCTCACGAAAACAGTAAAGCTGTTGCCACCCGAGACTCACCAACAAGTCAAAGCGCAGATCGGGGCAGAATTGCAACGTGCCGCATTCGGTGAAAATCAAGCAGGCGATAAGCTGTTTAGTGCTGAGCGGTTTGCAAAAACGCTGCGGCAATTCGGTGAAGAAAAATTAAGGCTATTTTTCTCGAGTGCAGAAGTCGAGAGCATGAAAAGAGCGGCTCGAGTCGGTGCTTATATCAATTCAACCCCAAGCGCTGCACCTGTCATGGGCAACCCAAATATGGCCTGGGCCGGTGAATTGATTTCGAGAATACCTGGAATCGGTGAAGCTGGACGACTAGCGGTGGGGGCTGTTAAGGCGGGCGGGGCTGCGATGGGTCGTGAGCGTGCGATTCGTGATGCGCTTGCCGCTGAGCTGCCGAAGAGTGCGGCCGAGCTTTCGCCCCAGGCGCGTAAACTTTTGGTGCGTTTGCTCACGGTTGGCACTGTCGCGGGCGGGGTCGCGGGCGCAGGCCAAATCAAGTAGGGCATATAAGCCCATGCCGAGCACAACGGCAAGCGGTTGTAGAACTTCCATTTCCATATAACGGGATCATAACATGAGTAGAAACGGTAGTGGCACGTATGTGCTGCCTGCGGGCAACCCAGTAGTCACAGGCACCACGATCAGCTCATCCTGGGCGAATACCACGCTCGATGACATAAAAGTGGCGCTCACCCAGAGCATTGCTGTTGATGGGCAAACACCGATCACGGCAAACATTCCGATGAATAACCACAAAATCACGGGGTTGCTAGCGGGTACTGCCCTAACTGATGCCGCTACACTTTCAAATGTCATTGCAGGCGCGGGTACTTATATCGCAACTGTCAGCGGCTCGGCCAACGGTATTATTCTAAGCGCAAATCCAGCGATCACAGCCTATGCAGTAGGCCAGCGGTTCAGCTTTATCGCCGCCGCCGCGAATACGACAGCGGTAACAGTCAACATATCCGGGCTGGGTGCTAAAGATCTGACAAAAACGGGTGCCATTGCTTTAGTCGCAAATGAGATTCTAGCGGGCGCAGTAGTCACAATTGAATATGATGGAACTCAATTTCAGCTACTTAACCCGGCGGCGGCTGCCACAGTTAGCAGTTTTTCGGCGGGAACAACAGGCTTTACGCCATCAACCGCAACCACGGGTGCAGTCACTCTTTCGGGTACTCTTGCCGTCGGTAACGGGGGCACCGGTTTAACATCATTGCCAGTAAACGAACTCGTGGTTGGCGCGGCTGGATCAACGCCCACCGGGATAGCGCCGTCCACGTCTGGTAATGTTTTAACATCAAATGGCACAACGTGGGCCTCTTCACCCGCAGCGGGCGCTATAGGAACAGGGCAAACGTGGCAAAATGTAACTGGATCGCGTTCGTCAGGAACTACCTACACAAACTCAACGGGTAAGCCAATATTCGTATACCAGCAAAATGGCAACCTGGGCTTTACGGGTACCGCGTGGATAAATGCAATTTCGTGGAATTACAACACGGCCACGGGCATCGGTACGTCAGTCAGCTCAGTGGCTCTGGTTGTCCCCGATGGGAATACGTATGGCTTTACGTTTGACGGCGCACAACATATTTGGCTCGAATTAAGATAAGGGGTGGAAAAATGGTTTACTACAAAGATGTGCCGAATGATATTGTGTATGGGTATGATGATACTGATCCCACCCAAGATCCGTACATCGCACAAGCTATTCTTAACGGCTGGACTGATATAACAGGAAGCTGGCCCCCAGCAACGGTATATTTGCCACCCGACTCACGAGCATCATCGGCGGCTAACCAAACCTACGCTACTTCACTTTTGGCGGCTACCGATTGGGCTGCAACCGTCGATATAGCCACCGTCACAAATACCCCGTATTTATCGAACCAGGCCGCTTTTCTTGTATACCGAGATTCAGTTAGATATGTGGCAGTGAATGGTGGGATCGGCACGGTATGGCCCACGCTACCAACCGCCACCTGGTTGCCGTAAGCTGGGCTAGGAAGCAACATCACCGAAAAGGGGCCAGCGCCCCCTGCCACTTTATTTGCCTGCCGTAGCTACCATACTTCCCAATTTCTGAATAGGGGGTAGGGTGGGTGGGTTAGCCATTTAATGGGTGGGTAGGTTAGCCCAAACCCGCATGGATAGTGGTTCTAATGGGTGGGTAAGTTATTTTAGGATTTTCAATTGAAACCTAGTTATTAATTAGGTTTAACCTAGTTATTAATTAGGTTTAACCTAATATTCTTTATTCTGCTGTGTCGCTATTACGTGAAAATTCTTGTAGTGTCGCTATTCCAGAAATGCCCACTTGCCCACCCCAGACTGCCCACCCCAGTATTCCCCAGATTCCCCATTCTAGTACCGCGACGGCTCGTACCGTCCGCACCTGTAAAATTCCCTTTATATTAATAAAGCAAAATAATTAGGCTCGAACGTAACTGAACCTGGTGTGGATAGCGGCCGTTATAGGGCGTTAAATCATGCGGACACCATCCTGACACCAAAATCGTGGAAAACCCGCGTAGAATATATAGAGTTCGACTCCGGCTTCGGGCACCAACGGGATTTGTAGCTCCCCCAAAAATAGTATAAAAAAAGGGGGGGGGTTGCCGGTTCGGATCCTTTTTTTCGCCCTTTTTTATGTCGCTGTCATGACACCATTTGGACACCAGAGCCCCGGAAAGCCGCATGGAATATAGTGGGTTCGACTCCGGCTCGAGGCACCACGGGATACTAAATACATAATATAGTATTTGAATGTATAAGCTCTAAACCCAGTAAAATAGGGCATTCCAGAGCTTCTGCACCGCCACAAGAAAATCCCATAAGTTGACATAAAAACCCATATTCTGGTATCTTGGACACCATAAAGACACCAAATTATCGTTTTTGGACACCAAAAAAATGGGGCTCTCAAATGGCATATATCACAAAGCGCGGTGAGGGGTACAGGGTAGTAGTAACTCATACAACCCCGTCTGGTAAGGTGCGTTATACACACACAGCCAAGACAAAACAGGAAGCAGCAGCCTGGGCAGTGGATACGAAGCGCGATCTGGAACGTAAAAAAATTGGGCTGGCACCCGTAAAGCTCACCGTTAAAGAACTGTTCGACAGATACATAGCAGAGGTATCAGTTAATAAAAAGGGCGGGGATAAAGAGATCCTTCGGCTTAACGCATTCAAAAGAGAGCCCTGGGCGGCTTTGTGCATTGATGATATTAAAACGGCGGATTTGGTTGCTTGGCGAGATCGACGGTTAAAAGTAGTCAAAGGTTCTTCAGTCAACCGTGACTGCAACACGCTCTCAAACGTATTTCAAACTGCGGTAAAAGAATGGAACTGGATGTCGTCGTCACCCTTAACCGCGATGCGCCGCCCGCCAGAAGGTGCTGGCCGAGAACGCCGCTATACCGCTGATGAGCTCAAAAACCTATTATTTTGTCTTGGTTACGCGAAAGATACTACGCCGGATACTATTAAAGCGCGAGTAGGCGCTGCACTGCTTTTTGCAATTGAAACCGCAATGCGAATCGGTGAAATATGCGCTTTAAACTGGGGGGATGTGGATTTAGATGCCCGATTCTTACGGGTACGTGGCGTGGATATTGGCGCAGGTAAAAGCCTGGCAGCCAAAAGAGAGGTGGCATTAACGTCTGAAGCGATCCGAATACTGCGCCAAATGACACCAAATAACACCAATGGACACCAAGCGGACACCATTTCGGACACCATTTTTAACTTAACCCCCAAACAACAGGACTCAAATTTTAGAAAGGCAAAAAAACAAGCGGGAATTACTAACTTAACTTTTCACGATAGCAAGCATGAAGCTATCACCCGGTTGGCGCAAAAACTACTGCCACTAGAATTGGCTAAGATGGTGGGGCACAAGGATCTTAAAATCACAATGAGGTAT